AGTATGTAGGACATGTCACAATTGGATTGAACTTAATCCAATAGAGGCAGAAGAATTAGGATTTTCAATAAGTAGAATATGACAGATAAAGAATTACAAGAATGGGAAGAAGAAGCTAAAGAAGCTGATCAAGATATAAAAAAATTAATAATAGGAATAATAATAATTGGATTAGGATTTTTATTATTATATATAAAAAGTTTAACATGATAGAACTATTAAAATATTTAGCAAACAATTTAAAACCAGAGCAATTATTAGAAGTTGCACATATAATATCACAAAACCCTGACATGATAGATCAGGAAACATTTATAGAAATAGTAAATGGAGTTAATGACTATGAGATGAGATCTATAGGTGATAGTGAATTTAAAGAAATGGAAAAAAGATTTAATGAAATAGATCAAATAAATTATAATTCAACGTTATATAAATTATTAAAAGATAATGACATAAGTTTAAATTAAATGGAAGTGAAAGAAATCACAAGAGATAAAGTACAAAAAGATGCTTTAAAAATAGCAATAAATAATAATAGAGCAACGCTCGGTATATCTATGGGTGTTGGCAAAACAAGAATTGCTATCAACCATTTAATAAAACTACATGATGCATTCACAAGAGCATTAGTTGTTGTTCCAAAATGGTCTGTTAGAGACTCTTGGGAAAATGAACTACAAACACTTGGATATTTAGATTTACTAAATCACATAGAGTTTTCAACATATTTATCATTAAATAAACTTAATCCATTAGATTATGATATAGTTTATCTTGATGAATGTCATAGTTTATTAGAAACACATGAAACATTTCTTTCTGAATTTAAAGGTAGAGTATTAGGTTTAACTGGTACACCACCTAAATCCGGTGAGAAATTAAAGATGGTCAATAAATATTGTCCTGTTAAATACACATTTAGTGTGGATGACGCAGCTGACAATAGTATACTTAATGACTATCAAATTATAGTACATGAATTAGAACTATCTAAAGTAAAGAATGTTAAGAAGTCTGCTAAAGATGGAAGAACATGGTATACTTCAGAACTAGCTGATTATCAGTACTATACAGGAGCATTGGGAGATGCTCAATCACCTAAACAAAGACAATTCCTCTCTATTATGAGAATGAAAGCCATGATGGATTATCCAACCAAAGAAGCATATGCTAAAGGTTTGATGAGAAATATTGGTGATCAATGTATTGTCTTTGCTAATACACAAGCACAAGCAGATAGAATGTGTAACCACAGCTTTCATTCTAAAAATAGTGCATCAGAAGATAACTTACAGTTATTCAGTGATGGTAGAATAGATAAGCTGTCTTGTGTATTACAATTAAGTGAGGGTGTAACAATACCTAATTTAAAACAAGGTATTATAATGCATGCATATGGCAATGAGCGTAAGTCAGCACAAAGAATAGGTCGGTTACTAAGACTTAATCCAAGTGAGACAGCTAGTTGTCATATCTTGTGTTATAAAAACAGTCAAGATGTTAAGTGGGTAAATGCAGCATTAGCTTCATTTGACTCAGATAAAATTAAATACTTTAATCCTTTAGAAAGATGAAAAATATTTTAAAACCAATACCGTGTTTAATAATGGTAATAATAATATTGCTTTTAGTTAGTGTATCTAAAACAAACCATATTAGCACATTAAATGAAAAATTAGAAACCCAACAAAATCTAATTCATAAAATATATGAAGATACAGGCTATAAGCATGTTGATTCATTATATATGGAAATAATGTATTTAGGATCTAGGTTGGACTCAATGATAATAAAATATGATAACTAATATATTAGGATGGGCAGGGGTCTTCATAATAATGGGGGCTTCTTTTGCTTTAGGCGTATATATAACAACACAAATAGGAGAATGGATAAACAAGAACAGAAAGTAAGATGTTGCTTATGCAAAGATGAAATTGAAGGTTATGGTCATAATCCATTACCATTATATAATAGAGAAGGGAGATGCTGTAGTATTTGTAATATAACTAGAGTAATTCCTGCAAGATTAAAATTAAAAGAATTTAGAGATGGACATAATAATAATAACAATACTGTTGATAGTACTTTATAAAACTCAAACAATATTAAATAAGAACAAGTGATGGCATTAACAATAATATTAACATTTTTAATAGGTTTCTTTTTAGGGGCCGTTTTAACATATATAATGAAATGACAAGAACATATTCAAAACAAATAAATGAATGGGACTTAGATATAGAATATCAATATATACCAGCTGAACCAGCTACACATGATTATCCTGGTACAGGATCAACAGTAGAAGTAATAGCAGTTTATTTATGGAATGATGAAGTGAATGCATCAACTGATGAACAAATTGACATGTCAGGATTTTTTTATGAATTATGTCCTGAAGTTATGTATGAAATAGAAAGAGAAATAACAGAGGATCATGAAAATTCTTAGAGAATATGATCTGTCCAATAAAGATTTAGATGAACTAACTCGTGCAATTCAAAATATCCAAGAAGATATTACATCTGTAAGGGGGTATAATAAACAGAAATGGATTGCACGGTGGTTAGATAAAAGTGGACTTAAAAGATCAGAAGCTATTAAAGAAATACATGATGAACGTAAAAAAGAAATTATATGAATGATAAAGAACTTAGAGAATGGGAAGAAGAAGCTGTAGAAGCTGATAAAGATATAAAACGTTTAGGAAAAATATTATTAATTGGATTAATAGTATCTATTATTCTTAAACTTATATTTTCATGAAAAATAACTTCTTTTCAATATTAAAAAAAGTGGATGGAGAAATGATTCACACTATAAAGGCTAAAGGTACTCTTTATAAAAATTGGATACAAGAACTACCTGAAGAAACTAAAATAGAAATATTTGCTAGTATATCCACTGAGAATGGAACTGCTGCACAAATAGCAAAGATTCACGCTATGATCAGAGAATTAGCTAATGATATAGGATATACATTTAGTGAAATGAAACTACAAGTCAAAAGAAAAGCAGGACTCTGCATAAACAAGGGGGGATCAGAGTACTGCAAATCTTTTGCTAAATGTAGTAAACAAGAATTAAATCTTGTAATTCAAGAATTAATTGAAATGGGAGACTTTACAGGAATTAATCTTCGTTAGAACCTTCTTCCTTTTTTTTATCATATTCAGAACGCCAATCTTTATACTCTTGATTATAATTTTGCATTGCGTCTGTAGAAGTAGGGTCATCAAATGCATTAATAATATCTGACATTTTTTCATTAACCTCTTCATCTGTAACAATAGTTTTTTTCTGTTCAGCAGCTTGATAATTCATTTCAGATATTAAAGACATTAAAACCCATATAGCTCTTTCAGTATGAGTAGCTTCACCGGCTTTAACACCTTTAAAACCTGTTCTTATTCTTTGCAGTGCAATTATAATTTCTTCAGTATCTAGATCAGCCATTACATAATGTAATGTTTCTTCTACTGCTTTTTTAAAACTTCCTGAAATAGGAACATTTATAATTGCATCATCAGGTATTGTAACAACTTTACCCTGTTCTATTTCATTTAATTTTTCTATTGATTCTAACTTCTTCTTTCTACTAACTGAAGTAGATTTAGAAGTAGTTTTTTTAGTAGATTTTTTACTTTTACCCATTGTAAATTATGTTTAATTATATATAAAGATACAATAAATTTAGTATCTTTACAAACCTTAAAAAATAAACCATGTTCAAAGAAGATATTTTAAAAATGACAAATGAGATTCAACAGTTTAAATCTGATTTTGAATCAAAGTATGAAAAGAATATTAATATATTAGTTAGTGATAAATCAGATGTAACTATCAATGTAAGACAGTGGGAAGATGAGATAATTGCAATGAAAGAAGCACATCAGATTAAAACTATAGAAATACTTGAAAAATTAGTATTAGGAACAATGAGACAATTGTATCCTGAATTCAGAATGAAATCATTAGGAAAAGAATGTAGGAAAAGAGAATTTGTAATATTCAAACAAATCTTTTGTTACATGTGTAATAAATTAGGCTTTACCTTACAATATATAGGAAGTCACATTAACAAACATCATGCAAGTGTAATACATAGCATTAAACAAATAAAAGGTTTATTAGAAATAGGAGATCATCAAATTTGTGAAGCATATGAAGCACTTAAAGTAAATATAAAAAACTATGTTAGAACTATTCCAGAAGATATTAAAGGACAAACTTACACCGAACCAATTACTTCTCTTGTATGGGATAAAGAATAAAATTTCTTTTCCTATACAGAATAAACAATATGATGCAGGAGCATTAATTAAATTGGGTTTGGTAGTATATAAAGAGGGGCCAATGTATTCAATAACGCCAAAAGGTAAAAGTATTTGTGTTAAATACAATCAATACTTTAAAGTCTCTAAAAAGAGAACAACTTCACAATTACTAGGTAAAGGATATGTAGAAATGCTTAAAACATATAGAGAAGCATGGCCTGCAGGTAAATTGCCAAGTGGTAAACCAGGAAGACAAAATGTTAAGACATTAGAGAATGCATTTAGATGGTTCTTTGATACTTATGATTATACATGGGAAGAAGTAGTACATGCAACTGTTATGTATATAAATGAGTATAAAGATAAAGACTATATGTATATGAAAACAAGTCAATATTTTATATGTAAACAAGATAAATATAAAGTAAAGCATTCTGAACTAGCTGATTATTGTGATATGGTCCGTGATGGTGTAACTGAAATTGAAAAAGATCACTTTAAAGAAAATGTAGTATGAGTAAAATTAAACCAGCATGGGACGGACAATATCAGTCTTTTAATGAAGCACTGAAATATATGCTTGCTAGGCAGAGTGGTAAAGAGAAATCTATACAAACTCCATGGCCTAAGTTTAATGATGCTATAACAGATGGATTAGAATGGAACACACTTACAGTCATCGGGGGAAGACCTGGATCAGGTAAAACCTTGATCAAGGATCAGATAGTAAGAGAATCTTTCATTCTAAATCCAGCTGAAGATTACAGAGTTTTAGAGTTTAGCTTTGAAATGGTAGGTAGAACTACAGCATTAAGAGAGTTTTCATCTTTAACTGGTAAAAGTTATAAGGAATTATGTAGTGCAGGAACTACTTTAGCTAAAGATACATTTGATAAATGTCATATATATGCTAAAGATAGAATTAAAAGTCCTGTAGATATTATTACTACACCAATGACTGTTAACCAAATGAGAGATCAAGTAGATATATATATGAACTTACACCAAGGTAAGAAGACTATTATAACTCTTGATCATAGCATTTTAGTAAAGAGAGCACCTTATCAGAATAACAGATTAGATATGTTATTTGAATTAGGTGAATTTTTTACTCAGTGTAAGAGAGATTACCCTTGTATGTTTATATGTTTATCACAATTAAATAGAAATATAGATAATCCAGACAGAGCAGTAAATGGTAAGTATGGTAATTATGTATTAGAATCAGATATATTTGGTTCAGATGCAATGTTACAACATGCTGATACTTTAATAGGTATCAACCGGCCTGCTAAACAAAAGATTAGATACTATGGACCTGATAGATTTATAATAGAAAATGACAGAACTTTAGTATTACACTTTCTAAAAGCAAGAAATGGTGATACAAGAATGAGTTTTTTCAAAGCAGAATTTGAAAGAATGCAAATAACTGAGATGGATACACCACCTCAAGAACAAAGAAGATAATATATGACACCACAAGAACGTAAAGCAAAAGTATTAAAATTAAAAGAAGAGCATGAAGATTATTTCCAAACAATGGGAATGATAAATGCACTATATATACCAAAGATGGCATATAGACCATCAGGAAAAGATGAGTTACATGTATCTTTCTTTCCAAGTGAATTACAAAAAGGTAGAGATATCTATACTGAATTTGTTAGTATTGAATATGATTCAGAAGATCCTAAAAGAACATTGTATTTATTAAAACACAATGCTCATTGGGCTGAAGAATATGAAACAGTAACAAGTAGTTCCGGATTTGAAAGACATATTGTACCTGTAACTGAATTAAAAGTAATTAATGATGTAACTGATAGAAGCACTCCTATCAAAGAACCAGAATTAGTTAAAGATCCAGAAAAAAGAGAAATAGTAGATGTTCTTATTGGAATTGAAAGAGCATTATTAAGTATAAACCAAAAATTAAGTAAATAATGGCACAAAGTGTATTAGTTATAGCTGACTCAGGATCAGGTAAATCAACATCAATTAGAGATCTAGATCCTAAAGAGACATTTATTATTAACATTGCAAATAAACCTTTACCATTCAAAGGATGGAAAAAGAATTATACAATGATTGGCAAAGATAATCAAAAAGGAAACATGACAGGAGTGTCATCTGCCGCAGGGATTATTAAAGCTATGGCACATGTTAATGATAAAATGCCTCATATAAAGAATCTAGTAATAGATGATTGGCAATATATGTCAAGTTTTGAATACTTTGACAGGGCTGATGAAAAAGGATATGATAAATTTACCTCTATTGCAAAGAATTTAGCACAAGTTGCTAAAATGCCTAAAGATATGAGAGATGATTTATATATATTCTTTTTGACACATTCAGAAGAATCAACAGATGTGAATGGACATAGAAAAGTAAAAGCAAAAACTGTAGGTAAAATGATAGATAATGCTTTGACTTTAGAAGGTCTATTCTCTATAGTTCTATTTGGCAAGGTTGTCAAAGGAGAAGATGATAAGTTAAGTTATGTATTTGAAACAGCTAATAATGGAGAAAATACTTGTAAATCACCAGCAGGAATGTTTGATGATACACGTATAGATAATTCATTAAAAGTTGTTAAAGATGCAATTATTGAATATGAAAATTAATTAAAATGAGTGAAACAAATTTAAAAAAGAAAATTATGTTAAATACTAAAGACATGTCTGCAGGAAGTGGACGAATTAAACCAGTTTTAGAACCAGGAAACCATGTAGTAAGAATTAATTCTATTACATTAGATCAAACACCGTATGATGCAGATTCATACAATATACATTTACATGTAGAAACTGAACCAATTAGTGGTGAATTTGAAGGTTTCTTTAGAGATTATAATAATCAATCATTAGGTAGATATGAAGGTCAGGTTGGAAGAGTAAGAATTAGTCCTTTTCCATTTAAAGATACTACATTACCAAGTGGTAGAGAAATTAGTAGAGATCAAGAAATTCTAAAACATATGATTACTTTAGCTGAAACTTTAGACATGAGAGATGGATTAGATTCTATTGAAGCAGATACTATTGAGTCATTTATGACTGAATGTGGTAAATTAATGGAGGGTTCTAAATTTCTTAACATGTGTATAGGTGGTCGTGAGTGGGAAAACAAAGAAGGTTACATAAATAATGATCTTTTCTTACCACGTATATCTAAAGATGGTATAGCAATGGAATCAGTAGATAAAGAAAATTCTAGATTACTTAAGTTTGACCGTGCTGTGCATGTAAAAGCTTTAGTTAAAAAGGATGCTCCATCTAATGGTGTAGAAACTCCATTTAAAGCAGATTCAGGATCAGGTTCTGATTTTGAATTATAAAATTAGTAGGTGTAATAATGCTCTTAGTAAGGAGAGATGTTAACTGTACCTACGGGGTTCTTAAAGCCCTCCATAGCGGTTAACATATAAGTTTAAATATATAGGGGCACTTACTTGTCCCTATATTTTTATATAATTATGATAAGTACAAAGAATCTCATATTAGATGGATCTAAAGTTCCAAGTACATGGGTGTTTGAGTTCTATCTGGATTTACCAGAAAGATTAAATGGACAGAACGTACAGATTAAATCTGTATTTCATCCTACTGAAAGAACTCCAAGCATGTGGGTATTTGCGGATAAAGGTCAATATAAGTTTAAAGATTTTTCAACAGGTAAAGGTGGTAATAAAATTGATTTAGTTAAAGAATTATTTAAAATAGACTTTTCTAAAGCTGTATTTAAAATAGGTCAAGATTATAATAAATTTATTACAGACAAAGGTGAATATAAACAATCAACTATAAAACCAGAAGCAAAGTTTAAAGTAGAAACTGTAAATCCAAGAAAATGGTCTGATTGGGACAGAGAATTTTGGTTAAGTTTTAATATTGGTGAAGATATTCTTAATAAATATAATGTTCAACCACTTAATTTTTACCGTATGGTAAGAGAAAGTGAAGAATCAATAGATCAAAGAACTATTGGTGCATTATTAGCTAAAACTTATATATATGGTTATTTTGATAAAGATGGTAACATTTATAAGATTTATCAACCAAAGAATAAGAAGTTTAAATTCATAAAAGTTAAACCTCATCTTCAAGGTATAGATCAATTAGAGTATAATCAACCTTATCTTGTTATATGTTCTTCTTTGAAAGATGCAATGTGTTTAAAGCAATTTGGATACAATTTAGAAGTTATTGCACCTGACTCAGAGAATACTGTAATAAAACCGTATATTATTGAAAATCTTAAGAAAAAGTATAAAAAAGTTGTAACTTTATTTGATAATGATGTTGCCGGACATAATGCTGTTAAAAAATATAAACAGTTATATGACATAAAAGGCACATGGTTAGATAGTAGCAAAGACATTGCTGATCTTGTAAAAGAGAAAGGTTTTGCTGATGCTCATAAAGAAATTAAAGTTAAACTTAAAGACATCATATGAAATGGTTTATACCAGGTAATGTACCAAGTAGTAAAAATGGAAGAAGATGGACAGGAAGATATTTCGTGTCCAGTAAAGCAACAACTAAATATAGAAAAGCAACAGCCAAATACTATGATCAGTTTAGAAAAGGCTTTAGGAAGCAACTAGCTAAACTAGAATTACCGGTAAAGATATCATTTAAATTCATCAGAGGATCCAAGCATAAGTTTGATTATATTAATCCTGCACAGACAGTGCAAGATGATATGGTTAAACATCATTGGATAGATGATGATAATTGTGAAAACATTCTACCCGTATTTGAACCTTATGAATATGATAAGGAAAATCCAGGTGTAGAAATTAAGTTAATTAAAAATGGAAACAAAACTAAAAAGAAACCTAGCAGTTCAAGTGATTAAAGATCACAATATAGCAAAAATAATAATAGAATATAATGGAGGTGGTGATGATGGATGTATAGATGAAGTCCTATTTGAAGATCATAATGAAAATTCAATTAATGTGAAAATGGATGCATCAGTAGAAAGAGAGTGGGATGATTTATTATATGATATGGTTAGTCATAATGTAGAGTGGGATTGGATTAACAATGATGGAGGATATGGTCAAATGATAATTGATTGTACAAAAAATCCATGGAGTGTTAAAATTAATCATGTACAACGTACCTCAGAAGATCATTATTATGATTGTGACTTTACTACTGAAGAACAAAAACACTTTTAATGGCACACCCAAATATTCATGCCAATTCTTCTGTTAAGAAGTTTGGAGGGAGGCCTGAAGATTACATAGATATACATAATTGGTTAGATGCAACAAAAAGTTGGGTGGGCAATCACTTACACAGAATGTTTCGTCATCACAGTGAAGGTATATTTGAATGTGAAAGAAAGTTTGGGCCTGTATTTACAAATTCAGATGGTAAACCTGTTTATACAAGATATGTTGCAGAGCAGCATGTAAGAGAAGATTGTAATAATTACATTCCCTCTGCAAAAGAATGGTTGGATAATATGCACAAGAAAAAACTACCCTTGTGGATGATTAAAACAATGAAAATCAATGATTAGTTTAAAAGAATACAAAAAATTAAGAGAACTCCTCCACGGATCTGAAGAAGATTATGAAGTGGCGTGTGAGAATATAAAAAACATGAAAGAAATAACATCTGTTACAAAAATGATGTTTGCTAAGTCTTTAATGTTTGGTAGAAGACAAGACTTTTGTGAAAAATTCAAGTTAGATAGTCATTCTATTAAAGAATGGAATCAAATGTTTAAAGATCTTGATGATACTTTAGGTATAAGAACTGAACAAGAAATTATAGAATGGGAAATACATGAGCAAATGCTTCCTGTCTTTAAAGGTACTTGGTCATTTATTAATGATGTTAAAATTGAACTTGATTGGGATCATAAAAAACCAATTGAACCAGTTAGTGAAGAGGAACAACGTGAAATAGACAATATAGTAAATAATTTATAATGGATATACAAGATAAACTAGCAAGAGCTTGTAAGTCACTAATATTAAGAGAGCCCTTTTACGGGCTCTTTCTTATTGGACTAAACAAGAAAATAAGAAAAGACGTCCCAACAGCGGGTGTCAGTAAAAATGGTATAGGTATACAATTATCTATTAATCCGGATTTCTTTATGGGATTACCAGATGAACACCAGATAGGTCTACTTAAACATGAACTACTGCACGTTTCATTTGGGCATCTTATGATGAGAGACTCTTATCCTAATAAGAAGTTGTTTAATATAGCTGCAGATCTTGAGATCAATCAGTATATAAGTACAAGCATGCTTCCTGAAGGTGGATTAACTTTAGATAGTTTTCCTGAGTTAAAATTACCAAAGAAAGCTGGTACTAAAAAGTATTATGATTTATTGGAACAAGAGTGCAAGAATAATCCTTGTCCTTCACTTGAATCTATACTTGACCAAATGGATGGTGATAGTCAATATTGTCATAAAACATGGGAAGAGTTTGAAGATCTTACAGAAGCAGAAAAGAAACTAGTTGAAAGACAAATTGAGCATCAACTAAAAGAAACTGCAGAACAAACTGTTAAGAGACGTGGTACTATACCAGGTGAATTAGCAGAATTAATTAAGAGACTTCAGACAGTGCTCCCTCCATCATTTGATTGGAAGGGCTATTTAAAAAGATTTGTGGGTAACTCCGTGTTTACTTTCACAAAGAAGTTGAGAAGAAAATTCAACAAAAGATATACAGATAATCCAGGTCTAAAGATAAAACACAAAAATCATATTTTGATTGGTGTTGATACTTCAGGATCTGTTAA